CGACGAGTAACAAAGCCAAAGACTCCTATAAAGAACAATAAGCCACTAAGGACAAAGAAATATTCTACTGGTATCATTATTCTTTTACCTCCTCTTTCTTCTGTTTATTCAAAATATTTACTGCCAATACACTAGCTTCTACTGGCTCATTATATTTAGCATTTTCAATAAGTTCAGAATAATTTGATACATCCAAGTTATCAATTTCTCTCATTCTTTCCCTTTCTTTGGTTATTCCAGCTTCCTTACCTTCATTGAAGATTTGATTGTAAAGTTCTGGAAATTTGTTTTTTAACTCTTCTAACGTCATATTTCCTCCTTCATTTTTTTGATTTTCTGTCGAATTTAATATATCTCTAAATTTATCAGCTATTTCTTCAGGACTTCCTGTACTATTTACAGAAATATTTATAATTCTTGGATCTTGATTTTTCTTTTCTTTAAAATTTTTAAATCTTGAAATATCAAAAGCCATATTGTTTATAATCAATTTATTCTCAATAACTTCTTTTTCCACACTTTCATCTAATATTTCATCAACAAATCCATATTCCTTAGCTTCTTCTGCGCTCATCCAGGTTTCATTATCCATTAATTCCGACAATGTTTCCTTATCAGTCTTTGCTTTATTTAGATATGTCTCGATAATGCTATTTTTAACTTTATTTAGCATTTCAAGCGTTTTTTGCATATCTTGATTATTTCCGTAAGCAAAAGTAATTGGATTATGAACCATAAACAAAGCATTTTTAGGCATTTTTACAATATCACAGGCACTCGTTATGATAGTTGCCGCACTTGCTGCCAATCCATCTATATTTGCTGTTATTTTAGCCTTATGATTTTTAAGAGTATTCGCTATTGCTACAGCACTAAATACACTCCCACCTGGACTATTTATATGCAAAGTTATGTTTTCCACGTCACCAAGATTTTCAATGTCCTGTTTAAACGCCTTATCAGATATATCATCCCAATATTCATCACTTCCAATACTTCCATAAAGTATAAGTTCAGCTGATTTTTCTTCATCATTCTTCATCACGTTCCAAAATTTGAGTTGTTTCGGCATTCAACACCACTCCTTTCTCTGTTAATAATTTATTTTCCTTTGCCAAAATTCTTACATTCTGCTCAAAATCTCCGCCATTAAGTTCGGCTGTTTCTCTCGTCCTAGTCGATAATCCATTATTGATTCTTATAACTGCCGCATTAGCCTCTTTTAACGGATCTATTTGTCCTTGAGACGGTCCGTTCCATTGAGAGCCACACCACGCTTTGTCTATAAGAAAATCAGTTCCATAATTTTTAAGTTCAACTCTACCTAACAAATACGCTTCGTTTAACCATTCCTCATAAACAGGCTGGGTAAAATTCTCTACAAACCATTCACGTCTTTTCCTAAACATTTTCCACGCTTCCAGAAGTGCTGCACGACTTGCTGAATAACTTGCTGTAAAATGCTTTATTAAAAGCTCATATGGTACTTCTAAGGCACTTCCTATCTGTCTTAAAATACTTGTAACAAAAGGGTCAAACTGTGCATTAGGTCTCCCTGGATTAGTAGCTTTCGCTTTTTCTCCTGGATTAAGTCCTACAACCATTCCTGGTGCAAGTTCTATAGTAGTTTCATCTTCTGAATCTACCAGCAAATCATTTTCAACTGCTTCTAGTTCACCTACATCAGCACCGCTCGAATTTTCGGCATCGCTTTCAATAAAAATTGCATACATTCCGCTTATAACTGCTGCCATTAGTTCGGCTTCAGTATAATTCCCAAGCTGCTTTAAATTCTCAATAACTGGAGATAATATCGGAATTCCTCTTACTTGTTCAGGTCTTTCTGTGAAAAGAAGATGTATTATATTTTTTTGATTTTCACTTCCATAAACTTTTATAAGTTTCTCGCTTACTCCCCCAGTTGCGTCTAATGGATGTTCAGATGAAACATAATAGCCTTCAATTCTTCCGTTTTTATCTATTTTCACACCTTCGACTACACTTTTATCTGAAATCATATTGTTTGGAGTATATATTCTGTCAGGTTCTAAAATTTCCAGTTTTAAACTGTATGGATTTTTTGGAGTTTCAAAATAATTTAATTTTATAAAACATTCTCCATTCATCAGCACTGTCAAAAATACAAGTTCCTGGATCTGATAAAAGTTCATAGTCCCTAGATTATCAATCTTGTCTTTAGACCAAAGTTCAAATTCTTTTTCAATTAAACTTTCTATTGCTTCGGCTTCTTCATCACTAATACCTATTGTTTCGTTATCAATAGCGGACTTTAATTTTAATCCGCTCCCAACGACATTCGTATTAATAGTTTTCAACGCCCCAGTAGCCACAGAAGTTCCCATATATAAATCTCTCGAACGTTCAATCAACTTTTTATGGTTCTTATAAATATCCTTTTTTACTCCGCCGCCAGCACTTTGCCAGCCTAGCATTGATTTTTTAGTAGTTGAAGCACCGTGATTTGAATATCCAGTATTAAGAATTTCTAATTTTCTTCTTGCTTGAAACCTTTTAAGTCCTTTTTCCGGATTAAATGCCGTTACCAATTTATCAATAAAATTCATAAAACACCTCCTTTTCTGCTAAAGATTTCTAGGCACACCTCTTCTCACTCTCCTGTTGCCTTTGCCATTTATTTTTTGAAGTTCATTTTCCCAGTAAGCTCTTCCTTTTCTTATTGCATCTATTCCCATTCGAGTAAGTTCCCTAGTTCCAATTTTATAACTAGTTCCAGCCAAAGCCGCTCGTTCAGCTTTACCGTATTCAACAATCATTTCTAAAATATATTCTCTTGAATAATTTGATTTTCCCATTTTCTAAATTCCTTTCGACAATATTTTTCTTTTTGTTTGCACTTTTGGCCTTTCTGTAACATCAATCAAATATTTTTTACTCAAATCAGGATTAGCTATTTTTAACGCAGCATAAGCATAATTTCTAATATCCAACGGTTCATTCCTTTTAGTTCCTGTAACAACCCACTTAGTTTTTCTTACTCCTTTTTCAAAAGTTGTAATCTTAACTTCTGCAGTCAATCCTTTAAAGTATGTTTCATCATACCCTCTTTCTGCATTATCCGGAAAATGCATATATCTTGGTCCAGGTAAATCAATTCTTAATCTGGCCATAATAGTTTCTTTCCCAGTATCAGTATTTAATACAAATAGCGAAATTTGTCCTTTATTTGTTTTAGTTGGCCTTGTAATAAACGGCTTACCTTCCACACTTCCACCTTTTACTCCAAATATTCTTTTAATTTCACGAGGTTTCACAAATCCGTAAGTTGACATTGTGTGATTTCCTCCTGTGTCAATACAGGTGCATATTATTTTTATTTTCTGTCCGTTAGAATAGGTAAATTCAGTATCCAAGAATCTCTCAAGCTGATTCCACACATGAGTTTCTGCAGGATTTCCTATGAATACTTTATAATAAATCCCCCAGCTTTCTTCATCAGATCCCCAGCCTACAACTTCACATTCCAATCTATCATCTTGAACATCAACTCCCGCAGTCAAAACGTTTACTTTTTCAGGAATTTCGCAGCCATAATGTTCTTTTCTGTGAGATATTTTTTCAAAATCTATTTTATCTCTTTTTTCCTCAAAAGTTTCACCTAATGCAGTATTAGTGAAAACCTTCATAAGTTGAACATCGCCTTTAGATTCCTTGAATTTTTTTATTATACTTTTCCAAGTCGAAAAAGGACTATACAATTCACTAATATGAAATCCTCTTACTGCTTTCGGATCAATTTCAACATTTCCCGCAATCCATTCTCCCTCTTTCATATTTTTTTTCCATTCGTATTCACTTGAAACTTCAAGGCAATCTTGACATTTGTGTCCAATATTTTCAAAAACAATATTTTTCCATTCTAATCTTTGCATTGTTCCACATTTTGGACAAGGGATATAATATTCTTCCTGTGTACTGTTTTCATACTCCTGTTCTATTCTTGATTCTCCTCTTACTGTTGGCGTACTTGTTAAAACAATTTTTTTGTTCCAAAATGTTTTTGTTCTCTCAATTGCTAAATTTAACGGATCACCTTCACCCTTTACATCATTTGGAAATCTATCAATCTCATCTGCCAATAATATCCGTATTGGTCTACTCGCAAGTTCAGCTGCTGAATTACTTCCAGTTAAAATAATATATCCACCTGGAAAATCTTTTTGAGTTTTAGTATCTCTTGACGTTTCATTTTCAATTATTTTACTTTTTAATTGTGGTGTGCTAAGTATCATGTCATTTAATCTTGTTGTCGCAAAATCTTCTGCCATTTTTTGAGTCGGCATTAAAAACATTATAGGAGCAGGGTCATAATCTGCATGATGTCCAAAAGTATTCAATAAAAGTTCTGTTTTGGATAATTGAGCTCCATACATCATTATCACTTTTTCTGTTTGTTTATCAGATATTGCTTTCATCACTTCTCTTTGAAACGGTACTCTATCAGTATTCCACCTACCTGGTTCCGCAGAAGTTTTGGAACTTAATATTCTATAATTGTCTGCCCATTCATCAATCGTT